TCTGCATTAGCATTTGTGCCACTACCACCATTCAAATTTAATGAAGGGTATGTACCATTTGTATAAGATGAACCACCTGCTGTAATAGTTCCTGTCGATAATGAACTACCAGGTAACGCAGCCGTGAGTTGATCCCCAACGGCATATCCGGCCCCAGGTGTGGTAAAGTCTACACCCTGAACTGCGTTATTTGTTACCAGAATTTGACCAAGTGCTCCGCTACCTGAACCACCAGTTAATGGAACTTGTGTGTATAATCCATTAGTATAGCTACCAGCGCCATTGTTTGTTACATCGCTGGAAAGAATAGAACCTGGCGTACCCGCTAACTGCTCAAAGCTGGTCTCGCTTAACGAGATATACCATTCATTAGTTCCAGGAACATTAAATATAAAAAATGTATCTAGATAGTCTACTCGGTTTGCACCTTGAAATGTAGGGTCTGTTATCTGCGCAAATCGTCCAGTAGAAAATTCATACACCCAACCTTTCGTTGAGCCATCAACGATAACCATAACGATGCCATTATCTGCCATGGAAACTGGTGTCGTTCCGTAACTGTTAAAATCAGCAACAAATTCAAGATCTAAATTTGCGGGGTTTTGAAATGCTGGTAGAGAAGCAGCAGAATACATCACACTTCCGCCTGATTGCCCAAAGACAATATACATAATGCCGTTACTGCCAGTGTAGATCCAGCGGACTGGCGCATTAATAGTAATACCAGTTGAAGTTAATCCAGGGGTTGGGTAGTGTGAAAAAGGAGCAGGAGAATCTTGCGGATTGCGTTCAGGGTATAGATTAACACATCTTTGAGCATTAGCAATAATGCTCCGAGCTTCATACGAACCACCAGTTAACGGAACAAGCATTTGTGCTCACTTTATAAAGAAAATTGTTGAACCAATATGGCCCAACTCTTTGGAGAGTTTCATATCGCATAAAACATCAAATCCAGCCTTACGGGCTGTCATGCAAAAATACTCATCTTCTGCAATTAATTCTGGTAGAGAAGGATCCGGATCCTTCTCTACCAAATACCTTGGCGGATCTGCATAATAGGGTAAGCGTAATTTATCAAACACTTCCATTTTAATAAGCATGAAGTTCATACCAATCAGACTCACTGAAATAACATCCGATTTATCCTCAGGATCGCAAGGACGACACATGGGTTGACCAACAGTTCCAGCGCGGGCACTTGTTGTAGCCCCAATAATGTCTTTATCATGTACCAGTAGTCGCTTCAGGGAATCAGACGGAAATACACTATCCGCATCAATCTGCAATAAATGCGTAGCTTTCATTTCTTTTGCATGCTCGACAAGCTTATTTCTATTTCTAGAAATTCCAGAACCAACAGCATTATATCTACAAATTTCTAGTTCTTGCGCACTGACAAAAAGTAATTGCAAAAGGCAGTCTTGAAACCAATGATTGGTCATCTCTGGTTGTGGGATGCCGATACAAATTCGAGGTTTTATCATACAGCTGTGGGTTTCATAATATAGAAAGTTTTTGCGCCACGATGACCAATATCCATAGAAAGACTGATGTCACACCAGATATCAAAACCCGCTTTAATGGCATTGTGACAGAAAAATTCATCTTCTGGCATTAGTCCAGGATCATCTAGCTTACCCATCATATTTTGTGGTGGTTCCGCGAACCATGGAGCAGGTAGTTTTTCAAACACGCTCATTTTGATAAGCATGAAAGGAAGACCCATGATGCGCATTTTTATTGGAGCATTTTGAATCTGCATCCGCTGCTCATCCATGGGCCAACCAATAGCATCATTTCCATCTTCATCATCTGTTCTTTTGCAGGCTGTCGCTCCCACGATATCAAGATCATGTGCCATTAGTCTTTCCAATGCGTTGGCGGGAAAGATCATATCAGCATCGATGAACAGAATATGTGTGGCATTGACAGCTTTAGCAGAATCAACTAAAGTGTTTCGATTAAACGCAATACGGGAACTACAACAATTAGCAATATTTGCAATGGGGATAGTTTTATTAAACATCAACAACTGAATTGTTGATAGCATAAATTGAACGTTTACATTTTCCCCGGAAGGGAAAGCAATCAAAACACTCACGATTAATTCACACCGAACATAGAATAGTTATACACAGAAGTGTCCGAGGCAGTGCCCAATATAGTGAAGGATGCACCGGGCTGAATTGCAGTGATTTTTGGAAAAGCACCAATGGTGCCAGCTGCAGTATTCATACTGATGCCGATAAAATCAGTGACCGCAACCGTAGTATTGGTGACAGTGACCGTAGTGGCACCGTTCAGCGTGAACGTACCAGCTCGACCTGCACCAGTAGCGCTTTGTTTCTGCACGAAGCCAGAACCAACACCCGTTTCCGTAAAGTTGCCAGAGTTTGTGATAGAAGAGAAAGAGCCAGCATCACTGGTGTCCCCCGTAAACCAAGCACCGCCTTTTACAGTTAAAAAACCAACCGTTGCACCAACAGGAATAGTAACGCCAGTCGAACCTGCAATACCATTGATTGTATCAGCACTACCCTGAAAACCATAAACAGTAAGCGTATTTGCGCCATTATTGATAACATTACAAACTTGGCAAGGGGTGCTGTGTTTTCCAGTAGAAAGAGGAAGATTGACACCAGAACTAGCACCGACCGTGTCAACTTGATTATTGACAGAAGTTAATGGAGTTGCGGTTGCCTGCGTTGTGCCAGCCGCAGCAATACCATAAGTGGAAGATGCGGAATTGGAATTCAAAATTGCTTGGCGCATAAATTCATAATCGCCCAAACGGAACCCACCATCGGTAGGCGTAAATTGCTGCGGAATTGGTTTAGTCGTCGACATATTATTCTCCTAAGAAGGGGTTGGTTGTGGGGAAGGCATAGCATCTCAACGCGCTGGGCGCGGAGGAGAAGAGACTTAACTTATTGTAATATCAGTAAAAAGTGTCGCTAAAAATATTATATAACCCAGGGCGGATCAAGATCTCAGGCACCTGCAATCTCGCAACTTGGAAGTTGGCGTTGCGGATAACATTGAGAGCATCTTTGGCCAGCCCAATGAGGACAGGATCTGCCTGTAGTTGATATGCTTGGCGCAAGCGGATTGCTAAGTTGAATTTGAGCGCTGCCATGTATTCAAGCGGCAGGTTGATGTTTTGATTCAATGAAGTGAATTGCGAAAGTGTCTCTTTCACTGTCAGGTGCAATTCGTATAAATTATTTTGGATTACCGGCCATGGGTAGACGAAACCAGTGGGAAAAGCAGAATCATAGAATAGGTATTGCGGAAAGCTGATCAACTGCTTCAGCGTGATTCGATTATAGTCCTCACGAGCTTCAATAATATCAAGCGGGTAGTCAATTTGGTTGGGTGCCATCGTATTGATGACTTGGCGGAAGAATGCAGACTCGATACGATCGGGACGTGGAGAGATAGGGAAATTCCCTCCTGGGCCAACTGTATAGCTGAGCGCTCCTGTGGACATGTAAGCATAATCTACGAGGTGCCAGATCAACCAACGTTTGCGCTGCCATTGGCCCAACATATCCTGTAGGTCATAAAACGCATCATTTATATCTTCTGCGAGTGCAGATTGACCGACCCCCAAAACACCCGCTTTTTTCAAAGCCTGAATGATGATGTCTTGGGGGGTTGTCATTGGTACTCGCCAGTTATTTCAATTTAGCCTGAGCTTCGGTGATACTCATTTTCAAGCGGGGAATACCCCATAAGCGGTTGTCCTGAATGCCTAATGACTTTGCCTGAGCAATGAGTTTATCTTTCAACTCATCTTCGTTCACAACGTCAAGCTCACCCTCATCTTCATCATCTGGATCTTCGGGGCTAGCGGCAGATTGACTATTGCGTTTTGATTCAGGTACTTCCGCTGGGAGGTTATCCACATCAGCTTCAGCTTCTTCAACGATCTTAGTCAACTTCGCTTTACTCCACTGTGAATTGAATGGAATCTGCAATTCACGGGCGCGGGAAATTAGAATTTCTTTAACCGGATCAGCTACATAAGGCGCAACAACAGCAGGAGCTTCGTCCTCATCCTTTTGCAGCTTGGCGAGAATCGCCATTTCCTCAGTCTTACTGTATGCAATTTCATGCTTTCCATATGGCCCAGTGGGGACAGATTTAGGGAATTCTCGGAATTCGTAGGGGGGAAAATCCATATTTGCGTAAACTCCGCCATAATTTTGCTTAGCCATTTTTAGTGCTCCTTGTGATTGCCTGATGGAGGGCATCAGTACCCTTAGTCATCAATTCTCATTGATGTTTCTTTTTATGGT